ACCCACGATTCTCCAATGTGGATTACGGTGCCAACATCAAGTATAATATGCCAAGCAACGAAAAGTTGGCAGTTCCTTGTGATCCTCTGACTTTCGGGAACATGGCTAAGAAGAGTTATCAGGAGAAATTCACTACTGGTGCTCCTTTGATGGAAGCCGACTATACTTCTGGTAACTACAAAGATGTGATCTCTCAGCCCCCACAAGGTGTTCAGTACCCATCACCAACTGACATGATGCCTGTTGGTGATATGACCACTGTTAACTCTTTGGGTGAGACTGTACAACCTATTGTATACGATCGTTTCATCTATGCTAACCGTAACAGCCGCTTGCGCTCACATGGTGATCCGATCCGTGGTGATCTTCCTATTGTGCCTTGCGCAGCTGAATGGTTCCGACCTAGCGTACAACCCAATATTGACTTGCAACAGGGTGCCATGAACGTACTTGCCGGTCTAAATAATGAGACCACTCAGGCTATGAGCGAGTTGATCAACTCCACTTCCGGTGATCGGACTATTGCTGGCGTCAACTTGGAATCTAACAGGATGTCTGGTACAAGTGGTTCTCTTTCCACTGTTAACGTTGCAGCTTTCCATTAGAAAGCAATTTAAAAAAGTGCTATCAGAACATTAGAATATTGAGATCTCTACCATTGTGTCATGAAGATTGGGTAGTAATTGCGGTGAGCTCGACTGCTTCTGTGGACATAGAATCAACAGTGGAAAAGTCTACTGAGTATACGCAACATACGTCCATATCTTCATTGCACCCAAATCGATTTATTACTGAAAAGTAATAAATACTCTTATTTAGCATATCAAATTATTGCATTAGTAGGTGAGGCATCTTCACTAGGAAGAGTGAGTGTCATCTTCACTAGGAAGAGTGAGTGTCATCTTCACTAGGAAGAGTGAGTGTCATCTTCACTAGGAAGAGTGAGTGCCATCTTCACTACCGCTGTTGACTACGTCAAACACGATGCGGTGACCCAGAAAGCTGATCGAGGTGTTCTCTAGCGTGTCGTCCATCAGACGCAATAGGATCGAGAACACGTTGGAGTATATTTTCCGCTCTACGAAATCCGGTAAGAACTTAATATTAGTGTTCTTGTCTGCAAGGAGGGAGTCTATATACTTTTCCAAGGACTCTTTATTGATCTCAGTAGTTCTGCGGGGCAAAGAAGAATCTGAAGAAGGATCAGCACCCTTCTTCAGATTCTTTGATAGTAACTTTTCACAATCTCTTTTCCCACTTAGACAAGGAAGTTCCTGAATGCGATAGATATCCACATCTTTCAGTTCCATATCTCTGCATACTTTGTCTCGAAGGGCTTGAAACGACTCATACTCATCACATGGTTTCATGTACTGTGTTAGTTTACCATCTATTTCGCGGTAATTAGCTCTCTCGAGTAGTTCTGCTACCGCACCATTCTTATTAGTATACACTCCTAGTACTTCCGAATGCTCAGAATCATCGGTGTTGATATACAATACAACGTACAAATTAGACATTTTTAATTTCGTCCGTATGTATTTAAACCTTATTTCATTGAAGAAAGTAGAGATTGATAGAGATGTGACTGGTTAAACGAAATATACTAATTAAAAATACAATCCCACGCTTGGGAAAACTTCTGTTTTTCAGGGTTTAAAATAGCGGGTAAGAAATGGAGTTTGGTTTAGTACATTACAACGGTCCGAAATGTACAAGATCATGGTAGTTATTGTATTTAATCTTGATATGCGACATTTTATATCAAGATTATAAAATAATTAACTGAAGAGAGACTTCATAGTATCGAACTTCTTCTTGATACCGTCGTACTCCTTCTGTAGCTTGCTCAAAGCATCTCCCTTTTCAACCAACTGAGTTCTAGTCTCTTCTAACTGGCTTTGAGTCTCTTCTAACTGGCTTTGAGATTCGACCAGTTGACTATTCAATAGCTCTACCGCGGTGTACAGTTGTATCGTGAAACCCTCGGTAAGGGAGTGAATGTCCTTACCACCGCTAAGAGTAGAAAGAGTCTTCTTTTCCAACGTTTTGGAAGTTGCCTTCTTAGGAGGAGACTTTTTAGGTGCTTTGGGACTGGGTTCCGGAGTAGGTTCCTCCTCGACTTCTTCTGTAGCACGATATTTATCCTCACCAGTCTCATCGTCTCCCTTCTTGATAGGAGACTTCTTGGGTGCTTTGGGACTGGGTTCCGAAGTATATTCCTCTGCTTCATCATCAGTCTGTTCATCTCCCTTCGCGGTGGCCGCTCCTGCATCGTTCTCATCGTTCTCACCGGACTCATCGTTCTCACCGGACTCATCGTTCTCACCGGACTCATCGTTCTCACCGGACTCATCGTTCTCATCGTTCTCACCGGACTCATCGTTCTCATCGTTCTCATCGTTCTCATCGTTCTCCAACAGAGAATCGTCTGGTTTGAATTTCCACTTATCACAAAGGTCTAGAGCCTCTTCGTCCAAAGGAATGAGTTTGTCATCTACATATTTCCCGATAACCAACCTCTCCTTCAGAGATTTGAAGACCAAGGTAGACTCAGGATGCCAAATAGTATTATGAGCTTTCAGCTTCTTTAGTACAATTTTTCTCTTAGTAGCACTCATGTTTTCTAGTTTTGTACGTTGTTTTTAGATCTATCATCAATTTTATTTTTGTATCTACGCAGGTTTATTGGTTTAATTACGGTCCGAGTCAGAAAAACTCTCTTCAGAAGAGGAGCCGTAATCTGCTTCTCTCTTGGGTGCCTTTCGAGGAGGAGCCTTCTTGGTAGCTGCTACTTTACTTACATAATCTGTATTACATCCTCCAACAGTCTTGATCTTTGCCATACGAGAGGTCTCCTTCTGGGAAGCAATATACTGTTTGAGTATCAGCTTCTCACTACGTACCACCAGTTTCTTCAATCGCGTCTTGAGTTGAGCGGCCAACTTGTCTACATCCTTATCGATTTCATCATCAATATTGAAGTTACTCATTTTGCTCTGAAAATCACCTCTTTATATTAATAATATTATGATTCGTTTAAAGTAAAGAATTTATAAATTAAAATGGATCACGTTAATAAAACTGTTCTCAAATTTCTGAAGAAAAATGATCTGGAAGATTTCACAGATGATTGGCTATCTTCAGAGTTACAAATGAATCTTGTCGGTCTTGTAGATACATCTGCGTCTACCGAGAGTAAGAGACGCGGGAAATCAAAGAAGAAAAAGGACCCCAATGCTCCAAAGCGCAATAAGACTTCCTACATCTTCTTCTCAATACACGAACGCCCCAATCTTCCGGAAGGACTTTCAGCAAAGGAGTCTGTAGAGGAGATTGCTCTTCGTTGGAATAAGGTAAAGCAGAACCCGAAAGAAATGGAGAAGTATATCAAGCTAGCTGCCGAGGACAAGGAGCGTTACGCCAGAGAGATGGCCGAGTACGAAGCTAAGTAAAATTTTCATACTTGAATAAGTATAAAAAGACAATAAAGCCAAAAAGTGTTATTACTTTTTGTCACAACAGTTAACTATATCGTGTGTTGTTTAGTTTCTCTCCAACCTTTGGCAATAGCTGCCAACTTGTCATATCTAGACATTGGTACTCGTTTTGTAATCGCACAGATCTGTTGTCTGTGCATTGCACATATAAGTATTTGTAATAAACGTTTCATTATTTGTTTCTAAATTCTTATTTGTTTAAAACATTTAACACATGTTCCTTTCCAAGTAGACTTGCCCATATTGGAAGTATGTGATTCGGCTTCATTACCACATGAACAGCGATACCATACTTTACGACCTTTCTCAAAGGAAATGAGTTCAGCTTCATGCTTAGTCAAGTTTTCTATTATTCTATCTTGTACTTTTTGGAATGTACATGTAGGCATTTTTGTTTTATATGTTATGGTACATATAAAAATCAAATCTAAAACCTGTAAAAACTCACTTAAAAATTCCCTTATAATACCGGGAAACCCAATGCTCCTCCGCTAACTCTGATGATGTTGTTATTGACAGCTGTAATGATAAATTCAAATTCCTGTTTATCAGTTGTTGATGCTGCTGCTGCGACTGCAGCATCTGAGGCTTCAAGACCGATGGAGACGTTAGTGAGCTTACCATAGTTGGTAGAACCCATAGGATCCAAGCAGATAAAGTCCAAACTGTAAGAGTATGAGTGATATCCAGTCTCCAAAGGGATGGTAGGAGAATGGAAGAAGGGGTTAACCAAGGAGAAGTAGTCAGAACCCATCTGAGACAAACGGTTGGTGTTCTCGTAGATCAGAGATGTCCGTGAAATAGGGTCAGAAGCAGAATCGGGATATTCAGCCGAAGATGCAGTTGCAACTGGGGAAGCAGTGACGTAGTTAGACCACTCAGAACGCCAAGTACGATTGCGCACAGCGAAGAAGAGAACCTTGATGGCGTGGGAGAAACGAACGTCGTAGCTCTGATGGGCACTGGTTCCAGGAGTGAAGCTCTGGCGGGGAGCTGTCTGCACCTGCTCGATCAAGATATCACGAGGAGCACAGGCCATACGCTTACGCTCGTCGTTAGAAACGATAGCATAGTTAGCCCACACCTGAGTAGTTTCGAGAACAGGAGCATGAGCGATGTCGCTGTTTGATCCGACTGTAATGGCCAGACGCTGTTCTCCATTAGCCTGTGCGGTCGTTGATGTATTTTCAAAGATCAACAGATCCTGCCAGTCACGGAACGAGAAGTTGATGCGCATCTCGTTGTAAGGAAGAGCAGCAGTGGGAAGAGCCACACCACTGTCACGACCATAGAAGAAAGGCAGAGGCAAATTCAGAGTACGGGATTCAAGTGTTGTTTGGGGATTGGTCAGATCACCGAAAGTACCGATCATGTTATTATAACCATTACGCTTACCAGCGGGAACGGTGAACGCAGCCCAGAAGTCAAGGTGGTAGTTATCAAAGCGAGCAGCCACCAAGTCGTTGAAAGTAATGCAGCACTCACGGATGATATTGTGCATGAAGTTACGAGTCCAACGAAGACGTCCATCGGTTGTAGCGCTGTTTGTGGATAGAAGTTCAACCTTGGGGGTAGTCAAACGCAGCCATGTTTGGAGCATGTAATCACCAGCACGGGAGATAGCAACGGACCATTCCTGTCCGAAAGCGGGAGATCCGGCAGCACGCGACAATACCACAGGAACCTGAGTGAACCAGGTAGCCTTCCTAGTCTCACGGACAAAATAGGCAGTGGCGTCGGGACCACCATAAAGATACTTTTCAATTTCGTCAAAAGTGGCCAAATCGATAAAGCCAGAAGTTACATTAGACGTACAGATAGATGCCATTGTTTTATATTAGCACAAGATAATTTTTAGTTTTTTCAACAATTTTCAACTCTAATACCTTATTAAACAAAAATGGAAAATATGGGCTTAAATGAAACAGGTGATTTAACAAAGCATATGTCTGATCTAGATATTTTAAGCATAGATGCCAATATACGCAAGAACTTCGAGGAAGAGTTCAAAAAGCTACCTATCCACAGGGAGAAGCTATGTGAAATAGAAGCATCTCTACAAAACGACAAACTTCGTCGACGGGTCAAAGTAAGATTAGAAAAGGCTAGGGACGATCTTTTACTGTACATTGAAGAATTGGTGACCCAGTGTAAGTACAATTTCTATGTAATGGAAACCGTACAGTACATAGAAGAGTATAAGCAGATACTGAAAACCCCAATAAAAGTGAGTTTCATGGGAAAAGCGTCCAAAAACTATCGTCAGAAGAGCCTAATAATAGACCAGTATCTAGAAGAAGCATCCAAACACGTTGACATAAAGTTTGAGCGTTCTAGAAAACCTGAACATATCAGATGTAACAACTGTCCAAACAAAAAGGAATTCGATATTATCGATGGTAATATTTACGTCTGTACCAAATGTTATTCTAGACAGATCGTTATGAAGTACAACTCCTCGTACAACGATATCGACCGCATTAATATCGCCAGTAAATACATGTACGACCCCAAGATACACTTCCGTGATTGCATTAAGCAATACCAAGGTAAGCAAAACTGCACTATATTAGACAAAGTGTACAATGATCTGGAGGAACAGTTTTTCCTACACCATCTTTTGCATGGTGATAAGGACACACCGAAGGAGATTCGCTTCCAAAACATTACAAAGAAGCATATTATGATCTTCCTGAAGGAGTTGAACTATTCCAATCATTACGAAAATGTACATCTGATACATTACAACTTCACTTGCATCAAACCGGATGACATCAGCTATCTTGAGGATCAACTTCTTGATGACTTTGATATTCTTATTGAACTTTATCACAAACGATTTAAGCACATTAAGCGAAAGAACTTTATCAACACCCAATACGTATTGTATCAACTTCTCAGGCGCCATCGGCACCATTGTCACAAAGAGGATTTTATTATTCTCAAGACTATCGACCGAAAGTTCTTCCACGATGAGATATGCAAAATACTCTTCGAGGAGTTGGGGTTAATTCTAGCCCAAGTAGTGCTAAAAACACTGCTAGTCTGAATATACCTAGTATATACTAGATGTATTCAGGCAAGATACCTCGTTGCGGGAAAGCCCTTAGAGCTCTTTCTACTACTCATTCATAGGAAACTGTGGGTGATACCCAGGGTAATGACCTCGGGCATAGTAAAAACGAAAGAGATTGGGTAATCCGCAGAGTTACTACCTAAGTCCGCGTGGCAGGATAAGGTAGGCTTTCAACGACTGAACGGGTATCGGCACACTATGAAGGGATAGCCACCCTGAGTATGCTTAAGGTACAGTCTACTCCCATCTGAAAGGATGTCATTGTGTAGAAGCAATGAGGGCAATGATAGTAGGAGGAAATTCTTATGTTAGCCCGGTAATAAGGGGAACCACTATCCTTTTTATTAGATGAAAAAATATAAGAAAAATTTGTACTTCTCAGTACAATGACGAAAAAAAGTATCGGTGTTGAGTTGTGGGCGTGTATTCCACCCCAAGTGTATCAAAGAATGGGGTCATTATAGTCCTAGTTGTCCTGTAGAGCGGTATAGTTGAGTTGTCCTGTAGAGCGGTATAGTTGAGTTGTCCTGTAGAGCGGTATAGTTGAGTTGTCCTGTAGAGCGGTATAGTTGAGTTGTCCTGTAGAGCGGTATAGTTGAGTTGTCCTGTAGAGCGGTATAGTTGAGTTGAGTATAATAAAAAAGCTGCCTGCTGTAGAAAATGGCGAGTGCAGAATCTATTATTAAATCACTGCTTTCACCGACTCAAAGAATACTGAGAACAAGAAAATCGTGAAAGATTCATTCTTCCAAAAACGGAGACCGGTAAATTCTTTTCAGATATAATAAATCTGTAGAATTTTTAAAAAATAAAATATACACCAGAGTATTTTATTTTAGAATCTCCAAAAGTATCGGACTCCAAAACGGAGGAGATCGGAACTTTTAGTACTTTGCATTTTTTCAGAATTCGGACCGCTATATAAAATCCCGCCACACAAAAATTGTGTGTTGACTAAAAAGTGAATTTTTTAGCCTGTAAAGTCTAAAAAATCTCTATTAATCGATACTTGGAGAAAGAAAATACCTCTATCGTGTTTCTGGGTAATACATTGAAAAAGTCATTGAACTCTCGTACAAAAGGAGAATAGACATTATCTTCCAAAATGATCAGATTAGGGTTCTTTTTACATTCTATCTAACAATCAGAAGAAATAATCTAGGGAATAGATAAATGTTCACCAAGATTAAGCAATTATGGAATGATAATGGTTTCGAGATCATACTTGGACTTTGCGTAGCATTTATCTTACTTTTTGCACTATATCGCAAAGTCACAGGTGGTAAGGGAACGTGGTCCAAGAAACAATACTACTCTATTCCTCGTAGGCAGTATAACAAACCCAGACGACAGCTTCCTAGAGAAAGTAAAGGAGAAGAAGAATGCCGTAGAGTATTGCAATATCTATTCAAGAAGCCTTTTCATAAGGCAAGACCAGATTTTCTGCGTAATCCGGTGACTGGAGGGAATTTCAATCTGGAGCTTGATTGTTTTGACCCACAATTAAGAATAGCTGTAGAATACAACGGTGTCCAGCATTACAGGTACGTACCATTTTTCCACAAGAATAAAGAAGCGTTCTTGAATCAGAAGTATCGGGATGATATGAAACGGCGTATTTGCAAAGAAAATGGCATCATTCTGATAGAAGTTCCTCATATTGTCAAGTTAGAAGATATCAAAGGTTTTATCGAAAAGGAGTTGCGTAGCAACGGAGTTCAGTTCTGATAAGTTAATTACGTATATTAGAAAAAACTCATAGAATAATAAATGAAAGATATTATTATACCGTTTTGTATCTATCATTATATCTATCCGAGTACGAAAACGTATTGGGGTTATATCGGAGTTCCTCAAAAGATTCTCCGAGACGATGGAACAATCTCATACAGATGTACCCCAGAACCAAAGGTATTGAAAAACTGGTTTCACGCAGGTACTTTCTACGCTGTATCACCAAGTTTTCGTCCTGTACCAGCAGGCATGAAGATTTTTTGTGCTAAAAAAAGCATTGGATTTCCCTATGTTACAGAAGATGTAAGTAACATGTACGATATCTATAACATGAAGAATGATTGCGTTTATTTCACTACGTTCAACAAACCCTCTCCTAATACGGTCCCCCTGTATTTCCACATGATCGGTAATACCGTGTTTCCCAGTTTTGACAAATATCCACCTAGTAGTGATCCTGCTTGGAAACAAACCAAGATATCACCTGTCTTCGTAATGACTGTGGATACAGTTGGTGATATAACCGACCCGGATCATAAAGGTATTAAATTCAATTGTAATAACGGGCGTTGTCTTCCATGGACGAAAGAAATATCAAATGTCTTTGATATCGATCCATATCCCTCCTTTCTAGACTTTTCTGATTGTGTATTTTATTGCAACGAGTTGACAGAAAGTGAAGGATCTGGCGAACCACAAGGTATTTTAGAGGTAATTTCCAGGAAGGAAAAACGTAAACCAGTAGTATCGCGATTCTTCCAGAAACTTCCTCCCTTGGTGATCGCAGCCGCTATCTCTATATTTATTGTGCTGATATTTATTATTATTTACACCGCGGTACAAAAGAAAAATGAAATCGGTCGTATATAATAAAGAAAAACAAAAGAATCATGTGCCAATCACAAGAAATGGAAGAAGAATACGGAGATTGTTGCTTTTGCGGTGATGTTTGTAATATCTGTTCTCAGAGCTGTGGTAGATGTGAGCAAAGTCTG